AAACTCTTTCTTACCAGTCAGCGGAGATAATTGTTGAGACAGATCACCATTCACATTCCGCAAAACTAGCTTTGTACCATTTACACTAGCAGACAGCGTGTCGTTGAAATCAACAACAACACTTCCAAGCCTGCGCGGACTACCCGTAACGGGACCGCCAGCCGTAGAAAGATCAATAGGATTGGTCGTTAGCGTGACATTGAACTGCATTCCAATCTCAGCAGAGCTAAGGTTAGGCTCAATAGCTGACACATCAACAGTGCCGCCAGATACCACAAACTCTCCAACGTAGTTATTGCCAGCCACTACGTTTACCACGGCGCCATCATCATAAAAGTCAGAGACATTAAACACACCAGCGCTGCCAGTGTATATCTTGGACACATCCGTATTGAAGTCTTCGTTGAACTCGCAGAGAGCAAACTTCCGTGTACCAGCGCCAGTGTCATAAATAAGATTGGCAAACACTCGATCATCAATCGTAACTGTCGATGCAAAGCTTCCCTGAGAAGTAAACTCTGTCCATCCCGCACGCTGCTCGCCACGGTTTGAGTTGAACACCGATATCGTCCCGCCATAGTTCACCAAGAAGACATAGCTCTCAGAGCGGCTCATAGCCCCGTACATTGTGTTCATCTCAATGGGGGTCTGTATCAGGTGGGAGGAGATCAAGGACACAGGAGAGGCCACATAGGCCTGCTCTGCGTCAGAGTAGAGATACTCCCTCACAATGGCGCCACCTTTCTGGACGAACAGGGTTGCACCGTCCAAGGCCTGAGGTCGAACAAAGTCTACACCAAACGGCGTTTGCCTGCGAACCTGCACTGAAGTTGGAGTAATTGGCTGATTGGTAAAAGAGGGGACATACATCTCAGATGTAGCGGTAAATACTTGCAAGTCACGGTTAGAAACGATGTGACGAATTTGGTTAATCTCACCAACACTGGCTGTGATGTGAATCGAGTCATCATCTTCAGCATCGCCAATATCAAAGTTATAATACTCCCCACTCTTACTGAACCAGATTGAGTCTGGCTGAGAGAGAGTTCCCGCAAACACCAAGCGGTTTTGATGGAAGGTAACAGCAGAAGGATACCCGCGAAGAGCAGAGTAAGACTGCTCCTCCCAGCTTGTCGTTGCCGCCTTGCTAGTAATCTTAGGTGTGCCGCCACCAACCTCAGAGCTATTGGCATTCGCCCCAGCAACAAAGATAAATCTATCGTCGTCAACAATACTAGCGACAGTGCGATTGCCATTGATCTGGTTGTTGCTAATCCCGCCGACAGTACCAGCATGGGAAATTGTAACAACATCACCCACGTTGAGACCGTGATTTACAAACTTAACCTCAATGTCAGCCAAGCCTTCAGTCGCAGTAAAAGCATTAATACCCAAGTGAACAGTAAGCTCATCAAAGATATTGCCAGTCGCAGACGTAGAGCTTTGAACAGAAGTAATTTCAATCTCAGAGCCATGATAGCGAAGAGTGATATTGTTATGCAGACCGCTTGTATCAAAGTAAGGGTCAGAGGTCGTAAGCGTCACGCCGTTCCCGCTTGTGGCAGAAACAGAAAGCGTAGTCCCCTGTCTTTGGAAGCTGTAGTAAGGCTGATAAACCTTAGTCAAGTCAGAGCGCGCATTGAATACGAAAGTCTCTACCTGAAAACTGCTAAGGCCCTGACGCACAATTTGCTGTGGCATAAACGTAGGGTGACAAATGAACATAACATCGCCAGCTTGGGCAAATGTGTATTCATGCAGATAGGTATCGGTAAACTTTAGGGTTCCGCCGTTAATGTCTTGGGTGACAGTGCTGACCAATCCAACGCTTCCAGTATTGGGGTCAATAAGAAAGACCCGCAAGCGCTGATGCTCCAATGAAATGATATAACGCTCATCATCAGAGAATATAAATGGAAGCAGGCGTGACTGCATTGTCTTCGCGGAGTTGTAAACAATGTCGTGCTTGTAGATACTCTCAAGGCCAGAACGCTTAATAACTCCCCCCTCCGCTCGGAGGAAGAAGTTTTCTACACGCTGGGCAGATGCAGTATATACGGCAGAGTCAGTGCGCGAATACAACGAAGGGCTAACTTCCCCGTAAGAGAAGTTTGTTATAGGAACGCGGACCTTCTGCATTAACTGCGCCTTTCAGCAATGAACCTTGATGTAGATAGCTTTCGCGTTGTCTGTTGCTGAGAATCCAAAGTGCGAGCGCGCATCATAGCGACTTGAGCTTGCTGACCCATCAGCTGAGCAAGCGAAGCATCCTGAGCCAAAGAGGATGCAAAGACAGAGGCCAATTCATATTGAACCGCAACGACAAAGTAAGAGGGCCAGTCCTGCTCCTGAGCTCGGAATGTATAGTCCAGAATAACTTCTGAAGACACCTCGGTATCGCAATAAACTTTGTCACCGTAGGTCTGGTATTCAATGTTAAAGCCATTGACTGTAACGGCATGGATCATCAGTGCATCTGATGGAACCTGATAGGCTGCGCTGTAACGGCCTGTAGGCGCAGATGACAAGCGATTGAGAACCGCCTGATTCGTTGCAAAGCGCCAGCGCGAGTTAACCAAAGATGATCGAGCAATATCTTCATACATGTTGGCGGCAACAAGAGCCTCATTACTGCCATCATTAAAAGAAGTAATAGGGTCCGCCCCCATGAGGATAAGCGCCCTACTAGATACGTCTATTGGTGTATTAGCAGGTGTACTAATAATGGCCATCTAAATCCTCCACGAGAAGAGAGGGGGAAGTCACCTCCCCCCTCCTATTTTTAGTTGTTGTCGAGAACTTCGTAGACACCGTTAGCGTCGATAACGACAGCACCCATAGACATCATTGATGTGGCGAGGTGTGCAACCTTCTCAGGAACGTAGTTCACTTCAGTCTTAACGTCAGAGTTAACGCCAAGGCCAACCGCGCGTGAGTGGTAAGCAAAGTTCTTACCGCCAGCCACAGCAGACGTTGAGAAAATCTTGAAGCCCAAGAATTCTTTCATTGTCATGCCGCCTGCGAATGGAAGCTGTTGCGGTCCAACATAATCTGATGAGGCAAACTCATTGATGTTGAACAGGTCAGCAAAACCAGCAGGTGACATCGCAAGGTAGCGGTTGCCATCTTCAGGAATATCAGCAGCGCCGAATGTCTCGAACAATGTCAGAAGATCAGCTTTGGCAAGGGCGCCAGTAACGTCAGCAATCTGAGTTGCGTTTGCACCTGCGTCCATAGCCGCGATGAGGATTTCATCAGTCTTGCGACCAAGAGCAGAAGCAGCAGACTCAGCAACAGCTTGACGCTCGTTGATGTTGATCTTGAGTTCGTCGAGCTTGTCGATGTACTCGGCTGCGTAGAAGTCAGCCATTGTTGCTTCAACAGTGGTGTGCGCGAGCTCCATAGGAGTTACGTTACCATTGCGTGCTTTGGTAGAAGCTGAACCAGTACCAATCTTCTGGAAGCGAGATACAGAAGCAGAAGTATTTGTGGTCCGAACAGTGTTGCGAAGCTTGGAACCCATGCGCTGATAAGCAAGATGCACATCGGTTTCAAACTGTTTGATAAATGCTACGTCGATTGTGTTAGCCATTTTAACAGTCCTTTGTTAAGTTTCTTGGGTTTTGCATCTTGGGTATCCAGTCAACATCCTCAATGAAGGTATCCTTGCGGGCTTCTCAGTGCATCACGGGCCTTGATCCCTCATGTGAAACATTTTTTTCTCTAGGATTGCAACGCACAAATTCAACATAATTATTGTTATTGTGAATTGCCAAGCCAACAGGCTGGAACCCAAGCCATGCAGCCCAGTTCAACATGATGGGAAATTTGTCCAGAATATACATAGACATTGAAGGATGGGTCTGATCAAAAAAGTTAGTCAGCATCTTTGATCCACGGGCCATCATGTGAAAGCTTTCCTTCGCGCTGTCTGTAAACATTGCAAACATTTGCGGATCGTCAGCGCTGCGATCATAGAACAATCCGCTTACGCAAAGAATAGGCCCGCCCTCACTCTTTGCAACGTACGATTCTGACTCGTTCATCATTTCTATGAGGGCTTCTTTGATGCTTGAATAGCCCAAGCAGCGCAACTCGTATCGACTTTCTGGAGATAATGAGGCGCACAACTCATCAATATGCGCCTCACAAAATGGGGTTAGGTAATACTTGCCCCGACTTATTACCTTGAGCTCATCCATAAAGCTTTTTAAACCCAGCATCTACCTGCTTAACAAAGTTATCATCACGCATACGAGGGTTCCAATAGCGCTCATCCTTAGCCATTTCAGTCAGCGATGCTTCACTAATGGCATTGGCTGTGCTGGTATCGGCCATCATTGAAGGTTCCTTCATTGCAGACATGATCGCCTCTAGCGCAATGATACCATCAGATGTTTCGCA